TTGGTTTAATCTCTTCAGCAACTCTAAGAAACTCAAAAAACAAATCTTCAATGTTTTCTACTTTCTTACCATCAGAATACTTTTTAGTTTTACCAAAACCTTTTGAATGACCACCACCTTGAACAACTGCACCAGCCATTGAGAATGCAGAACATGGTGGTGAACCATCTAGAATATCAACTTCTCCAGCTTTAATATTAGCAGCTGTAAGTAAATCTTGTCCTGTAAGTTCTTTTATATCATCTGGTAAGATAGGAGTATTTGGATAGTTTTCTGCATATGTATTTCTTGCCTCTTCTACAAACTCATTGATACAAAGTATTTTACCACCTGCCAAACGATAACCTGTAGAAGAACCACCACCACCTGCAAAAGTAGATATTACATTAAACTTGTTTTGTGCTTCTCCATCATACACATCTTGTAAATTGTACTTTTTATATTTCATACGAAAAACTCCTCTAAAGTGTTCGTACTATTTAGCACGTTCCAATCTCTACATATATCCATTATTCTTTTTCTACTTTTAAAGTTTATTTCTTTATCATCAATTAGTGTTTCAAATAATTCTATTATACCACAATTTATCTGTAAGTTCAAGTGCTTTTTTACATTTCCTATCAATTTAAATTCATTAAGTGCATCTCTCACATGATGCTTTTGTGTAGGCTTATTCAGTTCATCCCAACTCTTACTATAGAAAAAGTTCTTGACACTATCTGTTAGATATGGTGTAATGAAATTTTTACTATGCATATCTGCAACCTTTTTATGCCAGTTGTAACCAGCACACATATCAGGCCTAAAGTAATTATCTCTAAACTTGTCAAACAATTCTTGTGTATGTTTGAAATGCATCATTGCTTTTTTACTAATACCATAATACCCATCAGCTGCCCAACCAGATAATACTTCTGTTTCTTTAATTTCTGGATACACATATAGAAATGGATATACACACTCAAAGTGTGTTTTCTTTCTACAGTCTAATTTTACTAGTCTATGAAAATCTTCAACTAGATTGTTAGTTGGAACTTTGACACCTGTAAATTCCCACCCACAGATATCAGCAATCTCTTTAGCTTTCATGTAGTCATATGACTCATGTGTATCTAAACAAAAACTATATGCGTGTATTGTTTTACCCAATCTTTGTGCAGCAAATGCTACTGAGATGGAGTCTACGCCCCCACTCAATAATACTGCAACTTCATTATCACTTGATTGTTTTACAACAATATCACATAATATTTTATCTATCACTTATTCGTGCTCTCCACCATCAGCTCTTCCATTTTTACCTTGAAATACATTTTCAAAAACTTCAGGCTTTCTTTTAGCTGTTTCAAAAGTTCCAACTGTGATTGCAATTGCTCCAAGTATTATACAATGTAAAAAAGCAGAAGCACCAAATATTGCAAATCCCCCAACCCATGAAGAAAATGCACCACACCAAGTCCATGCCAAACATTGCATTATCATATGTCGTGTTTGTGTGTGAGGAATATATTTTAAAGGATTGTGATTCATATCCATTACACTATTCCAACAATCGTAAACCCATTCTTTCATTGTTTTACCTTTCTCAAATGTTACTTTTAGAGGATAATTTGCGTCGATAGTATCTCTAAAATCTATTGCATCATATAGTTCATAAAAGCTGCGTACAACTTTTTTATCTTTAAAGTATGCTGTAACCTTGTACATTATTTTTCTAAACTCTATACAAAGAAATCTTCTAAACTTCCTTGTGTTCCATAACTACGATCCACTAACCAATTAATCTTTTCAAGAATAAAGTTTAGTGGTTCTACAAACGACTTTTCAAACTGTGTATCATAATCAATTATCTTATGAAAGTCTAACTCTTTGGGAAGCTTTGTCATAAAGGATATAGATGTACATTGATAGATATTTGGTGCTCGTAAGTGCAAGAATTTAATCTTATCACCTTCTTGAATATAAGGATACTTGTTTCCAAGTTTGTTTTTCTTTACCAAGTGATTATACAGGATAGCACCCTTACAATGAATAGGTGCACCTTTTGCAAACATCTGATTAGGGTCACTAAACTTTTTAAGTCCATTTACAGAGCGAGGATAAGCAATATCCTCTGGTGGTAGATTCATAAACTCTTCACGAAACTCTTGAATAAAGTTATTCATCTGTTTTTCGTCACCATTCATAATGATTTTAAGACCTTCTTTAATCTTTGCCCGACATGGTGCAGGTGTGCTTGACTTGACAGCCTCGATACCCATAATCTTGAGTTGTGGTTCTTGATACTTTACACCTTCCATATCCCAAACATTAAGAATATATCTTTTCTTTGCAGTCCAGATACCCTTATCAGCAATTGCCTCTCGAGCCATCTGCATCTTTTGTTCATATGCATTTACATACGAAGCCAAATCTTGATAACTTTTATCAATGAAAGGTTCAATTTTGTCTCTAGCGATCTTGTCCATGAATGTGACAATTTTTGTAGTGTCTGTTCCCTCTTTAAACACCTTATTAACCAATCGGTCAAAAGTAATATAAACTGAGTCTGTATCCGATGCAATAACATAATCTTCGTTATCTGTTTCCAACAGTTCATTAAGGTAACCATTAAGATTACGTTCAATCCAACGTATAGATAACTGACCAGAAGTAGTAATAGCTTCAGCAACGAGCAAATCGTAATAACGAAACCAGTTATTACCAATAGCACCATATGCGGAATTAAGAGAAATCTTTTTAGCAAGTTGGATATTGTTGTATTTTGAAATATCTTTGAGTAGTTTAGGGTCTTTAGTATTTTCATAATCTTGTTTTGCCTGTAAAGTTAGTTTTTTATACTTCACACGATCATCATACATTGATTGCATAATCTCTGGCAGAAATCCTCTTTTGGTAGTTTTAAACAGAGCACCATTTGGTGTGAGTGTTGCATCTTTAAGTATTGATGTATCAACCTTTTTGTCAAGAAGTTTATCTACAGACATACCCTTTACTTTTTCTTGACCAACAAGTGTTTCTGGTGAAATATTATATTGCATAATTAAGTGTGGATATAGTGAATTTAAATCAAAAGACATAACCCACTTATGCATACCTACTTGTGGGTCTTTCACATAAGCACCTTCAAATTTATCTGACTTATCTGATTTTCTTTTTTGTGGAATTACGATATTCTTACCACGCAAGTAGTTGTAAATAAGGATATCCCAATACTTAACAGAACCAAGAACATCCATATAATTTACTTTGGCTTCATAAGCCATAGTAAGACAAAGTTCAATTAACTTCATCTTATCTTCTAGTCTATCAACAATTTCCACATCCATGATGTTATATTCAATAAATGATTGAAAGTCTTTGGTGTACCAATCACGAAAGGTTTCAAAAGGATTGCCATCTTTACTTTCACCAAGTTCTACAGAAGCAATATGGTCTAGACGATATGACTCTTGATTAGTATATGTAAACTTACGATACAAGTCAAAGTAGTCTAAATGAGAAATACCTTGGATATCATAAACTTGATGTTTTCTACCCATTTGAAATATCTCGCGAGACATAACATTACCCCAAGGAGACAACCTTTTAATTTCATCTTCACCACAGATATTTTTGATACGATTGCAGAGATAAGGAATATCAAAAAATTCTGTATTCCAACCTGTAATAATATCAGGCTGATGGTTTTGCCAAAATGAAAGAAACTCTTGAATAAGATGAACTTCACTTTCACACTCAATGTATGTTACATCTTCTCGCGTGTTTTCAAACTTACCAACACCCCAAACAACAAACTTTTTGTTTTGGTGATTTTTTACTGTGATTGACAATAGTGGTTCTTCAGCAACTTCTGGACTTGGAAAACCATTTTCACAAGCAACCTCAATATCTATAGTAACTATAAGAATATTATCAATATCCCAATTTACTGTGTTAGGATATTGGTCTGCAAGATAACAATATTGATATTGATTGTTACCATAAACTAAATGAGATTGATTTTTATACTGTTCAACCCATGCTTTTGCTTCTTTAATTGTGTCATGTTTGATAGGTGTTACATACTTACCATCAAGAGTTTTCCACTCTGTAGGTTTTGCAACAGGTGCATAAAGAGTCGGCGAATA